CCGGGGGCATGAGTTCGATACAACGTGTGATACGTTGTATTTGTCTCATCCCCACATCGATATCACGGAAACCGGTCAAACCGGGCCGTGGCCTCGATATCGGTATGGAGGGCCGCTGGTATACTACCCCAGCAGCCACGGGAGCTACTTTCAGTCCGGGCCCACGTTTGACAGTGGGTATTACGGACCGAAGGCAGTTTCCCAAACCGCTCCATCCAAGTCAGTAGCGGATCTTGCCGTGAACCTTGCTGAGATCTACCGCGAAGGCTTTCCAGCCGGCGTGGAACAATCCCTCGAGGACTTCCGTTCTCGAGCCAGTACAGCTCGCCTTGCCGGCGAGAAGTATCTGGAGCATCAGTTTGGTTGGGTTCCCCTTTTGGGGGCGCTCACTCAAACTTACACGACCGCGATGAATGCTCGAGCTTTGCTCGATCAGTACATTCGCGATGCCGGAAGACCTATCCGGCGCAAGATGACATTCCCAACGACCGTTTCCGAGGAAGCGTGGGAGAGTACCGGCACCCTGAACACAGGTGTCGATATTCCTCCGACTGTCTTCAATTCGATGATGGTCAATGGGGTGAGTGGCGGAACCATGTACGAGACCTTGCGCAGTCAACAGACTGTCAAGTTCTCGGGCGCGTACTCGTACTTTCTTCCTGGTGGGAATGAGAATTTCCTCAGGAAGCTAGAACGTGCTGAGCAGGAGTTTAATTACCTGTTCGGCGTCCGGATCACTCCGGAAGTACTGTGGAACCTGGCTCCATGGAGTTGGCTGTCTGACTGGAAAGCTAACCTTGGCGATAACATCGCCAATGCTAGCCACCTAGGGTCAGACGGTCTAGTGATGCGGTATGGGTACCTGATGTGTGAGACAATCACGGATCACACCTTTACCCTCGTTGGTCCCGTTTTCAAAAACGGGATCAGCGGGCCGTACACGATGCAATTCACGCGAGTGAGGAAGCAACGTGTCAGGGCCACACCTTTCGGGTTCGGCCTCAACCCTCAGGCATTCAGCCTGAAGCAGTGGTCGATCCTGGGTGCTCTTGGTATCACCAAGGGTCCCGAATCTCTCTGGTAGTGGAATAACCAGAGAGAGCATCGCCTCCCGCGCCAACAGGCGCGGGGGGTCCAACTCTGCAAGGACGACGCTTCATGTTCACCGACCCTCAGTCAGTTACGATCTCTGGCACTGCGACTTCGCTGCCACGGACCAACAATGGAGTTCGAAGCGGGGAGTTTTC